TCTGCGCCTATTGAAGCTGCTCTGTATAGTTTATTTTTATCATTAGAATCTATCCATAAGTCCCCTACAGCTATAGCAGTAGGAGCATTGTCTTGTATAAAAGTTTTTGCTTTTTGCGCAACAATACTAGTTAATTGAGTTATCGCAAGAGCCCTAGCTGTAATTTCAACGCCTAAAGCAGTTTCGTTTGCATCAATATCTACTTGCAAACCACTTATAGCAGTAGACATGGCGTTGGTACCACTAAAACCATTTAACAAGCCTTGTAGTGCTGTTACATTAGTTGCATTTACTGTAGTAGCAGTTTCTGTATTTGTTACTCTAGTAGTTAAAGCGTTTATAGCGCCAGCTGTTGCTGCTAATCCAGTAGTTGAATCAGTAATAGCTGCATTTAAAGTAGTTATATTTACTGAAGTAGAAATATTAGTGGCCCCAGTAACCCCTGCTACTAGTAGAAGATTACTTGCGTTTTGAGTTATAAGTACTCCATTAGCATCAATTTGTGTTTGAAGAGTGGTATCAGAAGAAGAAGTAGAACCAGCAACTGTAGCGCTCCAAGTACCAGTCCACACATAAATTTGGTTACCGTCATTAGAATCTATCCATATATCACCTACTCGCAAATCTGTGCTATCTGCTCTTGTGCTAGGAGGATCATCTGCTCGTATTACTCGCGAAGTAGAAGAAGTTAAAGTATTAACATTTGCAGTAGCGGTATTTACAGCAGTGTTTATTGCTTCTAGGGTTGCTTGTAGTGTTCTACTAGTAGAGCCAAGGCTAACTGTTATATCAGATAATAGAGTTTGAAAACCTGGAAGGTTTTTTAATTCTTCACTAAGCAAAACCATAATAGCTTCAATATCAATTGCAGTAGAAGCTTCTACTCCGTTAGTAGAATTAAAAGGTCCTGTTATATCAGAAGTACTTACAAACCTAACCCAATAATAAAAAGTTTCATTGTAACCTACAGGATCTGAAATAATTGAAGCTCTACTAGTAGTAAGTATTTTAGCCCCTCCTATTTCATTATTCCTGGAACGCCACACTTCTGTATAAGCATGATTGCCATAAGAAGCTTGATTCCACTTTACTAGTATATTTGTAAAAGCTCCAGAAGCTTCTAGGCCCGTAGGGGCTGGAGGTACAGTAAGGTCTGGGGGGTCTTTTTTTGGAGGTTCTATTCCTACTCCTGGTACTCCGTTAGGATCAAACGGACTACCTAATAATTCACTTGCCAAACCGCTATCAATTAACTCTCTTAAAGTTACTGCTCTATCTCTTGGATCTCCCCTTCGGCCCAGTCTAACTTCTTGGGCTTCTTTCATAGAATCTAATGTAGCTTTTAATTCGGGATCAGTTTTGGCGGGAATATTTTTAATCGCCGGGATTTTAGTACCTTTTGTAGACATTAAATTGCCCTTAATTCATCTATAGACTCGCCTATACATATTTCATTTACAACAGTTGCGCCTTCTACTTCGATAGCAAACGTTTTGTGTACACTTGCTGGTAATCTAACAATAGGTTCTGTTATTGATGTAGAACTAAAACTAGGAGTAGTTCCTGTTACTGTAAAAACACTACCAGAAGTAGCTATAACTGCATTGTATATAATCGTACCATCTCCATACACCTTAACGCGTACGGGGTAAGACTCTGCTTCTACTTTAACAAAACCCATGCTTGTAGGTTTAGGGGTAACAAATTCTTTGGATTTCCAATTGTAAGTTAAAGATGTACTACTAGCTTGAAATTTTTTAATAGTGTTACTAATAATTATATAAAGTTGGCTGTCATCTGGGTCTGTAAAACCTCCTCGTATAAGAGCACCTGCATCTAAATCAACTAAACTGTTAAGTCCGCCTCTAGGATCAAATATAAAACCGCCAAAACCACTGCCTGTAGAGTAAAAACCAACATATCTTCCTTCCCAAAGAAATCCTGTAATAGTAGAGGGGTAGTAGTCGGCTTGCCATTGTGTTGCTGTTAGTTGTACTTCTGTAACTACTTCTGCATTATTACCCTGCGCAGCTATTAAACCATCTGGCCCTGCGTACATAACGTAAGGACCCATATCTACCATTGATCGTTTGTTAAGACAAGCTTGCCCAATTTCTAAACGAAGGGGTGTCATAGATTGTGGGTCTGTTCCCACTATTAAATAAGGAGTGCCTTTTGTACCGACTACAATACCATTGCTTGCTGCAGCTATACTAACAACTTCTTCTTCCAGGGTAAGACGATAAGCTACTGGCCAAGCATGAGGTAAAAAAGGTTCTGAGAAACATATTCTTTTGCCTGTAAAACCTGCAAATACACCATTAGGAAGTGGAATAAGGCCTTTCATAGGCCCATCTGGATACAAGGCGGTGTCATCATCTGGCGGGCCAATATGAAAAGTAGAAGGTATAACCTCTGCTAATTCATCATTATCAGAAGTATCAGAGTAAGTTGTTGTAGCAAGTGTGACTTCAGCTATAAACTGAAAAGCCGTAGTGTTAGAACCTGTATTAGACCTGTATATGCGTTTTTTACTTAAATTAGTATTTGATTTACTTGTACTGGTTTCTAAATTACTAAGGCTAACTATTTGATTATCATCGGTTGTTATAACTGTAGATGCTGCAGAAGGGGGACCTTCTTCCCCGTACGCAGACACAAATGTATATACATAAGAAGTTTCAAAATCTAGGTTAGCTTCAGATGGCCCATTAAAAGATGCTCCATCTGTAATAGTTCCACTTGTAGCAGCACTTGTAGCAGAACCATTTGTTTCAACTGTTAGGGTTGTAGTACTAGGAACTGATACTATTTTATAGTCTCCATTTATATCTGTTGCTTCTATACCACCTGTTGCTCCAAAGCCTACTAAAGTTATAAAAGGACCTATAGTTGCATTCCCCCCAACTGTTGCGCTATGCGCACTAGCTGTAGTAACTGTAAGTACCCCAGAGCCATTAGTTGTAGTAATAGTAGCATTTATAGTAACTGGAGCTGCGACTGCTACTGTAGGAGCTGCAGTAGGTGCGGGTATACCTAAACGATAAAAACCATTTGGATAAGGCGCGCTTGCTAAAATTATATCACTGCGTCCCATCCTAGGAAAAGCTTGACCTGACCAATAAACTGTATTGTTAGTATCTCCAGCAATAGGACCAGGCACTACGTCTACATCTTCAGCAAACTGTAACCAACGCTCAGGGCTATCTGTGTATTTAAAAATGCTTTGTCTAGTAGTACTTGAAAGTGTAGTAACACCGTCAGAAGGGTTAGTAGTAGAGTTGTCTTTAATAGGAACTAAACGCCCACTTTCTAAGTTTACGTCAGTAGCAATTTGAGCTAAAGTATCTCCTAAAAGACGCGGGGATATTCTAGGTGCAAGCCCCCCGAAAGTATTAAGTTTAAAATATGCCATACTTTAATCATTATATAGTATTACGAACCACTGCTTGTAGTTCTAGACTCCTTCTTCCTACTTGTTTAAACCATCTGCTGTCTTCCATTTCAGCAGCCATTTTTTCCCAATCATATTCTCTACAAGCTTTCATCATATTCTTGAAGTTAGAAAGTCTTGTTCCCCCTAGATTAAAACACATATTGACTAGTACATGTTGAATATCTTCAGGTAAGTTATAAAAGCCTTCCTCTGTACCAAACACGTGGATAGCTTCTGCTAAATGTTTTTTAAAATCGTCTTCGTAGTACATATCAACTACTTCTTGAGACACTTTTGTACCAATGGGGTCGTTGTATTCAGGGTCTCCAGGTTGACACAGATGGCCAACCCCAAGAGTTTTGTAACCTAAACTATCATTATATAACTCAAGAACTTCGCCCTCGTGGCGTTTAATTTCTTCTTTACATTTTTCTATATCCATACTTTAGTTTACTTTTTTATTTGTTTTTTTTGAATCTTCCTCTACTTCTTCTGCTTGAGTCGGTACGGGTTGAATGTCATCTTCCTCCATAACCTTAGCAAATAAAATTTCTAAACCTACTTGACTTGCCTGGATTACTCTAACTTCTGCGGCTATGTTGTTAAGTTTTTGTTGCGCTAAAATTAAATCATTAAAAGATTCTATTGCTCTAGCTGTTAAATCTTCTAAGTTATAAAGATTTCCGTTAAAAGTTAATTGTTGTGGTTTTGTATCGTCTGCCATTTAAATACTCCTTATTTAGTTAGTTAATTGTTTGTTTAGTATATATCTAAGAAAAGATTCTATCAACACCGCTAGAAGCTATAATTAAAAGGTATAAACCCATGATGTACCTAGTAAATTTAGCATCCATAGCATCAAATTTAGCATCACCTTTATCTAGTCGTTTTTCTATATTCCCATAACGTATAGCGCACTCGCGTTCGTGCGCTTCTAGTTTTGCTAAAGATTCTTTGGCCGTGGGCACT